AGCGTAACATGGAAAAAGATAACAAAACTTCTCGTGCGAACGAAACTAGGTCTAAAACGGAAAGACCAAAAGTTTGGGTTCCACCATCTTCTCTAGATGCACCCCCTGCACCTGATGGATTCAGGTATAGATGGATAAGAGCAGAAAGCGTTGGCTTTCAAGATACTAAAAACGTAACTGGACGATTAAGAGAAGGTTATGAACTTGTTAGATCTGAAGAAGTCGAAAATGCATCTGATTATCCTGTTGTCGAAGACGGCAAATACAAGGGAGTGATTGGGGTAGGTGGCCTTTTACTTGCGAAGGTACCAACAGAGATCGCGCAACAACGTCAAGAGTATATGACTAACCGTCATAAACAACGTGATGAAGCAATCGATAACGATCTTATGAAGGAGCAGGACCAGAGGATGCCTATCAATGTTGATAGACAGTCTCGTGTAACCTTCGGTGGTACGAAGAAATAATTTTTTTGTTATTTCTGACTCATCGAATTAAACTAACAACTAAACTATTGTAATAGGAGACAATAATATGGCTAATAGAAACACACAAGGTTTCGGTTTAGTTCCTGCAGGAACGCTAGGACAAACTCCAGCGACTTCTGGTCAAGGAAAATATAAAATCGACGCCGGCTATACAACTACTATCTACAATGGCGGAGCTGTAGCTAGCGCTGCAGGTTATATAGTTAATGGTCAAACAGCAGCTGCACCAATCATTGGTGTGCTGAATGGGATATTCTACAATGCGGCTAACACTTTAAAGCCAACTTGGTCGAATTTCTACCTTCAACCAATTACACCTGCAAACAGCGAAGACATCGACGCTTTTGTAATAGACAACCCAACACAACAATATGTAGTAGCAACTGATGACGAAGTGGCACAAGCAGGGTATTTAGAAACTTATGATATGAATACTTCTACTGGTGACAACACAACTGGTAAATCAGAAGCAACTTTAAATATTGGTGTAACAGGTAATGACGACAAACAATTCAGATTATTAAGATCAGCAGAGGATCCTGAAAATGATACTAATGCTGCTTTTAGATCTGTTGTAGTTGTTCCTAACTTGTTAGAACTACAATCGTAATAGGAGAATAGGAGAATAAATTATGGCTATATCACGATCACAACTAGTTAAAGAACTAGAGCCAGGATTGAATGCACTATTCGGCCTGGAATATAAAAGGTATGAAAATCAGCATGCTGAGATTTATACTACAGAGTCATCTGACAGAGCTTTTGAAGAAGAAGTTATGTTATCTGGCTTTGCAAACGCACAAGTAAAAGGTGAAGGTGCAGGCGTATCTTTTGACGAAGCACAAGAAACTTTTACAGCTCGTTACAGTCACGAAACTGTAGCTTTAGCGTTCGCGATCACTGAAGAAGCGATCGAGGACAACTTGTATGACAGACTTGCGTCTAGATATACAAAAGCTTTAGCTAGATCTATGAGCAATGCTAAACAAGTTAAATCTGTTGAGCCTTTAATCAACGGTTTACCATCAACTGCTACTTTCAAATCAGGTGATGGCGTAGCTTTATTTAGTACAGCTCACCCAACAGTTGCGGGTACGTTCAAAAACACTTTGACTACTCAAGCTGACTTAAACGAAACTTCATTAGAACAATCGCTAATCGACATCGCTGCGATGACTGATGAAAGAGGTCTAAGAATTGCTGCTAGAGGAGTAAAAATGATTATTCCTTCTGAGCTACAATTCACAGCTGAGAGACTTATGAAGTCACAAGGCAGAACAGCTACAGCTGATAATGACATCAACGCAATCGTATCTATGGGTATGATTCCTCAAGGATACAGAGTTAACAACTACTTAACTGACTCTGATGCGTTCTACATTATCACTGATGTGCCTAATGGAATGAAAATGTTCCAAAGAGCACCGTTGAAAACTGCTATGGAAGGTGACTTCGATACTGGCAACGTAAGATACAAAGCTAGAGAAAGATACTCATTTGGTGTATCTGACCCTAGAGGTATCTTCGGTGTTGAAGGTGCGTAATTAACCTTATTTAATGGGGCCGCCTTAAAACGGCCCCATTTACAAATTACAACGGTGAGATTCATGAGAAAATACTTAGTACAAATATTTACAAAATATCTTCAAACTTCGTTTGAAATTGAAAGCAATAAAGACATTAATACAGTAGAAGAGCTTCATCCACATATCATTGACTTTCTAGGAAAATCTGATATAAAGTGGGAAGAAAATGATTTGCAATACACAAGTACTGTAAATGATTTTTATATAACCTATGAGGAGGTTAACAATGGCTCAGTCAAAGATGGTGTTGTTCGCGAGGAAAATACAGTTCGAGTCTAAATGGAATGAACTGTTCTTAAAGAACGGCGGAAAAATAACACCGGAAATGTCTTTGCTAGGAGATCAGATCAAGAAAACGATCAGAGAAATCTTAGCCGAGCAAGAGAGCCCTAAAAACCCTAGAGACGAAGAAATTCATCTTTACGCTGGTTAATTAGGACTTTACATTACTATAAACGATTCTTTTTGCCTAGGGATACCTTGCACTTTTCTATAATTTGATATATAAATCAATTACTATACATAAATTAATTCTGCATAGACGAGTATAGTCGACGGCCTAGAGACTATGTAGAAATAACTAGGAGGATATACCTATGGCAAACACAACGTTTTCGGGACCAGTCATTTCTGACAATGGTTTCGTAGTACCTACATACACTGTAACTGATGCACTTGCGTTAAGTTCAAAAACAACTACAGGATTAATGATTTTTGTTTCTGATGCAACTAATGGTGGCGGTGGAACTGGTTCAATTGCAGTAAGCAATGGAACTACTTTTATCGATGCATCAACTGGTGCTGAAGTAGCATAAATAATTATTGTGGGCCTTCGGGCCCACTTAAATTTAATGGAGATTAAAATATGAAATCAGATGTAAAAGCAGTAAGAGTTACAGGAACAGGTTCTGTATTTGCTGGAAGAACTAGATTAAGAGGAATCATTCTTTCTAATTCAACAGCAGGCGCTGGGTCTATAACTTTACAAGACGGAAATTCAGTTACACAATTTATTGGTGATGCACCGGCAGGTGACGTTTTCGCTTTCAATATTCCTGAAGATGGAATTTTATTTGAAAGTGGAATGACAGTTTCTGCATTTACAAGTTTAACTGCTGCGACTATATTATTAGACAAGTAGGAGGTCTAAATGGCTAATACTACTTCAGGTACAACTACTTTTGAAAAAGGTTTTTCTATATCCGATATTATAGAAGAGTCTTATGAAAGAATTGGTATTCAAGGTGTATCTGGTTATCAATTAAAAGGTGCAAGACGTTCTTTAAACATTATGTTTCAAGAATGGGCTAAAATAATTCAATCACATTAGTGAATGGTCAATCAGTTTATACAATGTATCGATCAACTAGTGATGGCACATCCGATGCAAATGCGATTTACGGTGTTGATGATATATTAGAAGCATCTTATAGAAATTCATCAAGTGTAGATACTCCACTTACAAAAATTAATAGATCAACATATCAAGCACTATCCAATAAAACTTCTACAGGACAACCTACTCAATATTTTGTTCAAAGATTTATAGATAAAATTACAGTTACTTTATATTTAACACCTGGTTCAAGTGAAGCCGGAAACTTTATTAATTACTACTATGTAAAAAGAATCCAGGATGCCGGAGCCTATACGAACGATGTTGATGTTCCATATCGATTTGTACCTTGTATGATTGCTGGTCTTGCTTATTATTTATCCGTTAAGTTTGCACCAGAAAGAGTACAGATGTTAAAAATGTTATACGAAGATGAACTCAATAGAGCTTTAACTGAAGATGGTTCTTCATCAAGTTCTTTTATAACCCCAAAAACTTATTATCCAAATGTCTAAATTATCTAGAGGAAAATATGCACAAGCAATATCAGATCGATCTGGAATGGCGTTTCCTTATAATGAGATGGTTAAAGAATGGAATGGTTCCCTGGTGCATGTTTCCGAATTCGAGGCTAAACAGCCACAGTTAGAACCAACAAGATTTACCGGTGATCCACAAGGATTGATGAATGCAAGACCGGCAAGAGTAGAACCTGCTACAGAAAATTTATTACCCGGTAATCCATTTATTATTACATCAGGAAGTACCACTGTCACGGTTCAGGAACCAGGGCATGGTAGAAGTACATCCGATACTGTTGTATTTAGAAATGTAGATGGTTCACCCGGAGGTGTTGCATATACAGTGTTTGAAAATGCATCAGGTTATGTTATAACAAAAATTAATAATGATAAATATTCATTTACATTAGGTGCGACTCCTAATGTGACAGAAAACGGAGGAGGCATGACAGTGACCGCTGGTCCAGTCACATTGACACCATAATGGCATATACATTTTCAAATTTAAAAACTGATATTAGAAATTATACTGAAGTTGATAGTGATGTTTTATCGGATTCAGTATTAACTACGATTGTTAAAAACGCTGAAAACAGAATTTATCGAGAAGCAGATTCTGATGATAATCGATTTTATGCTACATCAAATCTACAAGCTGGAAATAGATATGTTACTATTCCATCTGATTTAAGAGTTATTCGATATGCACAATTAACGGATGCATCTGGCAATCAAGTATTTTTAGAAAAAAGAGACACTTCTTTCATGGCAGAATATTATAATACACCAGGCACACAAGCAGGATTACCTAAATATTACGGTAACTGGGACGCAAATTACTGGGTAGTGGCTCCTACACCAGATAGTACTTACTTAATTACATTGGCTTATATCAAACAGCCGGATACAATTACAGCTTCTGATGCTACAACAACTTACGTAAGTAATAAATATCAGGATTTACTTTTGTATGGAAGTCTGGTAGAAGCATATGGATACTTGAAAGGTCCTGGAGATATGTTACAATACTACGAAGGATCTTATCAAAGAGCTTTACAAACGTACGCGGTCGAACAACAAGGTCGTAGACGCCGAGACGAATGGCAAGATGGTGCCCTTCGTACTCCACTTAAATCTGAATCACCATCAAAATACTAAGGAGAAAATAAATGGCTAATATAGTACCTGACTCTTTTAAAACAGACCTACTTGGTGGAGTGTTTGATTTTGATTCTGGTGGATCAACTTTCAAACTTGCTTTATACACATCATTAGCTGGTTTCAGTACTGCCACAACAGCGTATACAACTACTAACGAAGTTTCTTCGTCTGGTACAAACTACACTGCGGGTGGAAATACTTTAACTAATAATGGTGTAGCAATATCAAGTAACATTGCATACGTTGACTTTGCAGATTTGACTTTCTCATCTGTAACGTTATCGGCAGTGGGTGCTCTGATTTATAAAGGAACTTCTAATGAAGCAGTGTTAGTTTTAGATTTCGGCGGAACAAAAACAGCGACTAACGGAGATTTCGTTATTCAGTTTCCAACTGCTGACTCTTCTAATGCAATCATTAGACTTGGCGACGCGTAATAATTTGGAGTAGAAATGGCTTTTGTACTTAACGATAGAGTTAAAGAGACTAGTACAACTACTGGAACTGGAACTTTTGATTTAGCTGGTGCTGAAACTGGTTTTGAAAGTTTTGTATCTGGTGTTGGTGATGGT